ATCTGCGCGCCGAGCCCTTTCACCTTGCCCTTGGCGTTGTCGGCGCCGTCCACATCGACCTTGGTGGTCTTCTTCTTCGGGATGGCTGCCAGCGACTTGCCGAACGCGGTGGCGCCCAGGGTGCCCTTGATCCCGGCGGCCTGCGCCGCCTTGCCCCACTCGGTTTGAATGCCGGTGCCGCGCGCAAGAACGCCGTTCAGCCCCTTCTGGGCCGCAGTGACACGGTTGATGCCCTGCTCTTCTTCGCGGAACCGGCCACGCTTCCCGCTGTCGTTCGCGGTGTAGTCGCTACCGACCTTCGTGCCGGTCTGGCCCTGCTGCACCACGCCCTTCTTGCGCGCCATCGCCGTATCGACCCACTTGGTGGTGCCCGCCACGGTGTCGATGGCGTACTTGCGAACCAGGCCCTGGAACGACGCCGCCACAACCAGACCGCCGAGCAACGTCCCCACAATGGAGGTGACGGCGATACCCGCGGTGGTCAGCACACCGCCGGTCAGCAGCGTGGACAGGGTGGTACCCATCAGCCCACCCTTGGTGGTACCCGGCCCGGTGCCCGGCGTGCCGGTCACCGACTTGCCGATCACGGTGACGTTCCCGGCGGTGATCGTCTTGATGCCGCTGAACAGCGACGAGATGCCGGTACCCAGCGCCGAGCCCTTGATCTTCCCGAACGCCCAGGTGCCCCCGGCCAGCGCCAGCAGCACGTTGCGCACACCGTCGGGCATCGATGAGAAGCCGTCCCAGATGCCCTTCAGCGCACCGCCGAACTTGCTGGCCGCCTTCCACACGTCGTTGAACGTCTGCTCGATCTGCGGCATGTTCTCGTCGATCGCGTCGCCGAGGCCCTTGATGGCGGGCCCGGCCACGTCCACCAGTTTGGAGAACGCCGGGATCAGCGCCTGGCCCACCGACTCCTTGAGTTCCCCGTACTGGTTCTTCAGGATCTCCAGTTGGACGGCGGTCGTCTTACCCGCCCGCGTGGCCTCCCCGCCGACTTTCTTGTTGACGAGGTCGATGATGTTGGCGGTGTCCTTGGCGCGGTTGCCGGTCATCTCGTACGAGATGCCCAGCGCCTTCAGCGCGCGGGTGTTGCCCAGGAACGCCTTGCCCAACTGCCCCCCGGCGGTGACCAGATCCGTGCCGGTGGCCTCGGCCAGATCCATCACCAGCGGCGTGAGTTTCAGAATCTGCTTGCCTGTCAGGTCGAACCGGGCCAGGTTCGCCTGCATCGCCGCGGCCGCGTCGTCGTCGAACCGCGTCTTCTGCATCATCGCGGTGTTCAGGTCGCGCAGCGACTGGATGTTGGTGTACGCCAGTTTCGGGAACCGCTTGTAGGCGCTCTCCAACTTGTTCTGCGCCAGCTCCGCGGCCGCGTACTCCTTGACGCACTGGCCGATGAACCGGCCGATGGAGTACATGGACACCATGCCGAACGCGTACTTCACGGCCCGGCCGAACGCGGAATGCGACTTGGCGGCCTTGTCCATGCCCTTGGTCATGGTGCCCGCGGAATTGCCGATCTTGTTGAACACGGCCGACGCGGAGTCGCGGGCGATGATGTCCATGAACAGGCTGGCGTTGGCCATGCGTCACAGACCTCCTCGTCGGTTCTTCAGCAGTTCCAGGGCGAAGTCGCGGTAGGCGCGGAAACGCCCCAGCGTCCATTCGTTGAGCACGGTGTCCTCGTCGACGCCGTACACGTGCATCAGCAGCGGCCCGTAGGACCGCACCTCGTGCGCTATTCCGCGCCGGGCAGATCCCCGTCCGCCGGCGGCCCAGTAGGGACCGCGTCTGCGTCCTCCTCGGTCACCCCGAGGTCAGGGGGCGGCAGTTCGTTGCCGTCGTCGTCGAGCAGCACCCAGTCGAGCGCGGCGAGGTCGAAGTCGAGTTCCTTCCAGGGCACGGTGTCCCCGGCGCGGGTGCGGGCCAGCCAGACCGCGAACTTCACCGCGCGCGCGCGGTTCTCGATCAGCGCGTCGCGCCACTTCTCCACGTCCCAGCCGGTCAGCGACTCGCACTGCTCGGCCTCGGAGATTTTCATGGTTCCCAGGTCGAGCACCCATGATTCTTCGTCCAGTTTCAGTGCGAACTTTGCCATCTCTCGGTTCCTCTCGGTGTCACAGCTTGGCCGCCAGCAGGCTGGCGTACCGGGTCAGGATCTCCGTCACCTGACGCTTGATCTGCGGGTGGTGCTCCAGTCCGGTGCGGCTGAACCAGCCCGGTTCGGCCGCCGACTGGCTGACCCACGCCTTGCGGTTGCCCATCACCGGGTGCCGCCAGGTGGTGCCCGCGTCGATGTAGCCGGGCAGCCGCGACGCGTTGCCCAGCGCCCCGGTCGCCACCCTGATCCGCACCCCGTTCTGCGCGATGCTGACCCGTGTGGCCGCAGCAATACGCGACGTGATGCCGCCGCCGCCTGTCGGCCCGGTGTACGGTTCCGCGCCGCCGCTGGCAGGCAGGCTCATGCCCGCAATGGTCGACCGCATGTCGTCCACGACCGGCTTCGCGGCGGTGCGGATCTCCTTGCGCATGTGCCGGGCCATGTCCTTGTCTGCGCTGCGCATCACCCGGATCAGGTTCTTGATGTCCTCGTCGCGGATCGTGACGGTGATCATGCGGATCTCCTCGCGGGGTGCAGGGTACGGGGCGCCGCCGCATGGGTGGCGCCCCGTTACGTTTCAGCCGATCGCGGTGGCGTCGGCCGACATGTACTTGATCTTCGGCAGGTTCGTGCCGTCGTACTTCCACTCGAACCCGTAGTCCACGGTGACCACATCGGCCCCGGAGATCGACGGCTCGTCGCCGGTGAAGTACACACCGGGCAGGGTGATCTCAAGATCCTCGTAGTTGGTGCCCTCGATGACCGCACCCGTCCACTTCAGCACCAGGGACGTGGACGTGTTCGCCACCCGCAGATCGTCCAGTGCCGTCTTCGTGGTGGTCAGCCAGTCCACGGTCAGCGACCCGGTGATGGTCACCGCCCCGTTGCGGATCTGCTCGGCCTTCAGCCCGGTCGCACCGGCGGTGTAGTCCTCGGTGTCCAGCGCGTTGTTCCACGACACCGACACCGACTTGACGCCGGACAGTGCCGACTCCGAGGAGTACGTGCCCGCCTTCACAGACATCTGCTTGCCGTGGAACGGCCGCGCGGTGGTGTACGACGCGGTCGCCAGGGTCTGGGAGTTGTCCCACTTCTTCGCGTCGAAGTTGAACGTTCCAGTCAGGATCGAATCGGCCGAGCAGGAGAACTCCGCGGAGGTCACCTTCGCCCCGGTCAGCTCCTGGCAGAACACGGTGCCAGTGCGGTACGGGGTGCCGATCTGCACGGTGAGCGACTTCAGCGGGTCGGCCAGGGTGTGGGTCTGCAGCCACGCCGCCGACGTGCCCTGCTGGGTGATCGTGGACGTGCCGCCGGTCAGCGCCTGCAACAGCGGCCCGAGGCCCGAGGTCTGCATGTCCAGTGAGATGCTGCCCTCGCCGGCCTCGGTGACCTCCACGTAGTGCGCGCCGATCTGGCCGAGAACACCGGCCTGGATGCCTTCGCCCTGCACCCGGTTACTCGGGCGGTTCGCCGCGTAGGCGGTGGCCCGCACGAACTTGGCGGGCGCGGTGCGGGTACCCCACGATGTCGCCTCGGTGCTGAATCCGACCTGGCTGCCCAGGCCGCTGCCGATAGCCATCAGCCGTTCTCCTTCTTGGTTGCGGCCTTCGCGGCCTTGGTGACTTCGCCCCACAGGGCGACCTCGCCGGTCTCCCCGGTCTGGTAGTAGCGGTCATCGCCGTCTGCGACCGTGTAGATGCCGTCCGGGTCGACCTTGGTCAGCCCGTTGCGGTCGTCGACCCACAACGTCTGGCCGGTGATGTTGCGCAGTTCGCGGGCCATCCCGCCTCCTTGGTTGGTTAGTTGAAAACGGCGTAGTAGGCGACGCGGAACGTGCACTCGCACACCACGCCGAGACTTGTGCGCCGCTGGGTGGTTCTGGCGTCGGCCAGCCCGCGCACACTGAGCACCTCGGGCAGGCCGAGAACGGTCACGGTGTGCAGCGAGTCCAGGCAGTCGTCGAGGATGGCGAACGCCGCGTCGCGCACCGCGGCCAGATCGTCGTCCCCGGACTGCGCCCACACCGTGCACACCACCTCGCCGGTCTCCTCCCGGTGGGCGTCGGGGGCAGGCCCGGCGTCACGCCACTGCTGGCTGATGGTGCCCGACGTGCCGTCGTCGGAGGTGGCGTCCACGCCCACTGCCACCCCTGAGACCAGTTCGGCGTAGGTGGCGGGAATGCCATCGAACACGTCCACGCTGGTGGCCGCGTCGAACACGGTTCGCAGGGCGGTGGTCACCTGCGGCCACATGCTGGCGGTCATGCGGGCATCCGGTACGGGGCGAGCAGTTCCACCACCCGGCGGGGCAGCGAGTAGCCCGTCGCCGGGTTGAACGCGTCCATGCCGTCGATACCGCGCGGCAGCATAGGCATGGACCCGCGCTGGGTCTCCCACAGGTGGCGGGTGAGTTCCAGCACGGCCTGTCGCAGCGCCGGGGATTCCACGGCGGCCGTGGTGTACTCCACGGTCACCGGATAGGCCCACGACCCGGCCCACAGCACCCCAGCGGACAGGTCAGCATCGTAGGCGGTCGCGGCGAGCACCGTGCCGTCCGCGGTCACCTCAGTGACCGAGGCGATGCCGGTGTGTTCAAGCACCAGCCCGCGGCCGTTGCCGGCCGGGGCGTGGAACGTCTGGCTGCGGGTCACCCGCCGCAGCGGGCGGCCCAGGTGGTCTTCGGCGGCCACGGTGGCGGCGAGCAGGGTGGCCCGCAGCTCCTCGTCGCTGGTGGTGCCGGTCATGTTCAGGTGCGCCTTGGCGTCGGCCAGGCCGACCAGACCCAGTTCGGCCGGGTCGAGCACGGTGAACGCGTCGGTGTAGGCGCATGCGTTCGTCCCGGTCGCCACCCATCGCACCGTGTAGCGGCCTGCCGTGGCGGGGGTGTAACTGGCGGTGTAGCGGCCGGTGGAGGGATGCGCCACCACCGGGGTTGTAGTGGTGGCGTCCGGCAGGGTGACGGTCAGCGTCACGGCTGTCGCGTCGGCCAGCGCGCCGGCGCTGTCGCGTACCTCCACGGCCAGCGCAACCACGTCACCGAGGTCGTATGACGCCATCTCGGCTCCTCACGCGGGTTTCATGGTCGCGGCGCCGGGCGTGTACGCGGCCGCGTCGTAGGCGACGGCCGGGTAGTCGTACACGGCCGTCGTCGCGTTGTAGGTCAGTTCGACCGTGGGACCGGCTGGGTCCGCCGGACGCATCTCAGCCACGGGTTTCCCGCTTCGGCTGCACGGCGCGTTCCTTCGCCGGTTTCGCGGTGGCGCGGGTGTAGCCGAGCCGCTTCAGCTCGGCGTCGACCTGGGCCACCCTGTCGGTCATGCCGCGGCGGGCGTACGACTCCCGCTCGGCCAGGTACGCGCGGACGAGATCGTCGTCACGCGGGGCGGATGCGCTCATCGGCGGCCCTCCAGATCGTGTAGGTGCGGTCGGTTTCCCAATGCCGTTTGCGGTGCGGCAGCACCGCCCCGGTGTGGACGTGGATCGGCACGCCCCGCTCTCCCAGCCGGGCGCAGAACGTCAAGTCCTCACTGCGCCAGCGGCCGTCCCCGAGCGGGCCGTCTTGGAACCAGCACCAGTCCTTCAGCCCGTCGTCGGCGTCGTCGCGCATCCCCTGCAACACGCTGCGGTGGATCATCAGGCAGCCGGTGCCGACGCCGTCCACCCGGTGCAGCCCGCGCGGTTCGATGCGGTCGATCGGGGTGAACGACCCGTTGACGTTGTAGTAGGCGATCGGGATGGGCCGCGGGTAGGGGCCGTCCGAGGGGTAGGCGCCGAAGTACAGCCCCGCCACCACTGGATGGGACCTGTCGTGCGCCGAGGCGCACAGCAGATCGAACACGTCCACCCCGACCCGGTGGTCGGTGTCGACCATCCACAGCCACGCGGCGTCGGTGGAGTCGAGGAACGCCGCGACGATCTCGTTGCGGGTGCGGGACAGCAAACCGCCGCTGTCCACGCGGATCGTCTCGGCCAGGCGTTCCCGCCGGGCCGCGGCCAGCCGCATCATGTCGGCGGCGAACGCGCCGTCGACCTCGCCGGGGTCGCACCAGGCGACCACTACACGGTCCTGCGTCCTCATGATGCGACCGACCGCGACTGGTGCGTCGCGACGTACTCGGCAGCAGCAAGGATGCGCTCACAGTCCTCGCCGAGCAGTCCGATCGCCGTGTTGCACGCCGCGCACAGCACGCCGCGCACAGCCCCTGTGTCGTGGTCGTGGTCGATGTGCCAGTTGTTGAACCTGCCACCCGGCCTGATTCCGCCGCAGATGTCGCAGCGGCCACGCGCTCGTAACTCTGCGGCCTGCTTGCCCGTCAGGCGGAACGCCGTCCACTCTGAGTCGTATTGCCGACACAGGTCACAGACTCTGCGCCGTGGCCCCATCGCAATGACGTACTCGAAGGCTTCCCCGCACCGCGTGCAGTCGACCGCGCGAGTCTCGCCGACCCTGGACCGCTTGCGCCTCCGCACCTTGCCCTGCTCGCGCTGCAACGCCAGGCTGCGCTGCCACGCATCTGGATCATTGCGCATCCGGTCGTAGGTGGCACGGTCATTCGCTTTGGCCCTGTCAGGGTTCGCCGACCGCCAGCGGCGCATACGCTCCACCGCACACGGCTTGCAGCACGTCGATGGTTTGCCGTGCTTCTTGGTGAACTCGTCCAAAGGCTTGGACTCGCCGCACGTCGTACACGTCTTCATTGATGTTGCCTCTCTCGTAGTTGCCTGTGGGCGGCGTGCCCGAGAGAAACACGCCGCCCACAGGACTTGACCACTAGGAGCGACCCAGTGGCTGACTGCTGCTCGACTTAGGCGAACGGGTTGACCAGGCCGCTGCCGGTGATCCGCTGCGCGTGGCTAAACCTGACGTGCGTGAACGCGGAGTAGCCGTAGACGACCAAGTCGACGCCGAGGCTCTTGATGCTCGGGCCGACATCGGTGCGAATGAACAGCGGCGCGTTGGCGTCCTCCCAGAGGTGAGACTCCGACGCGCTCAGGACATAAACCTCGTCCTGGTTGGTCGAGGTGCCCAGGGTGGTGACGACATTCGCATCAACGATCACCGGCAGGCCGTTGAGGACACCGCGGTAGCCGCTACCATAGCGGGCCGCGAAGTCGACACCGGCGGTGTTGACCCCGGCAGGCACGCCGTTCTGCGCCATGAGCGGGAAGGTGCTCGACAGCGCAGCGTTGATCCACCACCAGCGACGCGGGTGGCAGACGATGATGGTGTCGCCGGCGCTCTGGTTCTTCAGGGCCGACTCGACCGCCGCTGCTGCCTGCGCGATCTTCGGGTACAACTCGACCGCTGTCGGGTCGGTGTTGTCCGTCCAGGTGATGCTCGTCGCCACCGTCGCCAGACCGTTGGTGGTCTGGTTCAGCAACTCGTAGTCGAGTTGGGTGTGGTACGAGGTGAGCAGATCCTCGAGCACGGTGTCGAGCACGCCGGTGCCGCGCTCGGCAGCCTGCCGGGTCACGGTCTGCGAACCGGCGATCGTCTGCACGTTGACCGTCAGGATCGTGTCGTCGATGTTGGTCTCGGACACGTCGGTGCCCTGCGTCTGCACCGCGGCGCTGGTAGCCGTGGTGATACGCGACAGGTTGACGGTCATGCCGGACGCAGGCAGCGAGTGCTTGCGGACGGCGTCGGCGAACGGCCGGGCGGCCTTCGCATACGGTGCGACGAGGTCGGTCAGGTACTGCGGGACGACCAGGCCGGCGAAGTTCGCGGTGCCGGTCGCGGCGCGACCCTCGAGGTACTGACCACGCTCGACGCGCTCCTCGGACATGTGACGACCCAGACGCTGCTGCGCCTCGATGTCGTTGTTGAGTTGCGCACGCAGCACGTCGGACAGGAACGCTGCACCCGTGCGGTCATTGCCGGGGTGGTAGGTGCGCTCCTCGCGGGTGACCACCGCGGCGGCACGCACCACGGGCTCCTCCGCGCCAGTCTCGATCTTGTTGGCGATGGCGGCGGCCTCACGCTCCTGGGCCTCGGCGTATGCCGCGATCCGGTCGTCGTCGGCCTTGATCTCACCGAGCAGGGCGTCGGCGCGGGTCACGTCGGCGTCCTCCGGGGTTTCCTTGGCGAGCAGGCTGTCCAGTTCGGCCTTCTTGGCCGCCCGCGCCTCTCGCATCTTCTTGAGCAGATCCATGTGCGGACCTACCTCCATTTCTGTATCAGTTGAAGGGGGGTGCCAAGTGGCATGGCGAAGGCCCCGGACGGGGACGGGTTCGCACTCCGGGTTGGCGGTTCACCCGAGGCTTGTGCGCCTCGGGGGTTCAGAGGGACAGTGCCGCGGCGCGCAGACGGCGCCACGTCATGTCCGGGGGCGTGACCGGCTCGCCGCGCAGCAGGCGGCGCACCGTGTCCGGGTCGGCGTCGTCGGGCAGGCTGTCCACGCCGCGCAGCGACGCCGCCGCGCGCAGGCTCACACTCGTCGCCGGGTTCGCCGGGAACGTCACCACCGACACATCGAACAGTTGCGCCTCGCGGATCGTCCGGTCGGTGTAGTCGTCGGCCCACTCCTGCTTTACCACCCGGAACGCGAACGACATCTGGTCGGCGTCGCCGCGGTCCATCGCCGACTTCACCGAGCGCACCAGCGGCGACGCGGCGTCCAGGCGCGCCTCGCAGAGCAGACCCACGTCGTCCTGGGCCAGGCTCAACGTGCCCGACTTGGTGCGGGCCAGGGGCAGGCCGTCGTGGTTGATGAGCAGACGCACGTCCGCGCCGTGCTCCAGGGTGCGGGTGAACGCGCCCGGCGCCACCCGCTCGGTGTAGGTGCCCAGGGCGTCGGTGATCTCGTAGTCGGTGTCGAAAACGGTGGCATAACCGCGCAGGGTCAGGCCGTCGCCGTCGTCCTCGGCGCGCAGCGCCATCGCATCGGTCACGCGGGTCTCGCGGTGCTCCATCGCTCAGTGTCCTTTCAGGCGTCCGCGTCGGCGGGTTCGGAGTCGACGATGTCTGTGGGGACGTCCACGCCCTGCACGGCGGGCTTGTCGTCGCCCCACACCACCGGCTGCTGATCCTCGTAGTCGCGGATCTCGTTGGCGGTCGTCCAGGGTTCCATCGGCCCCAGCGCGATCCGGTGCGCCTGGTAGCGGGTGAGCAGATCTGTGCGCAGCAGCGCCGCCCGGTTGAACCGCACCCAGCGCCCGGCCAGCGCACTTCCACCCGGCCCGCCGAGCATTCGCGACAACTGCCGTTCCAGATCCACCAGCCACGGGTCGATCGCGTACGACAAAAGATCCAAGGCCAACTGCTCGCGGTTCTTGTACGTCATCGAGTCCCCGGTCTTGTAGCCGAGAATCTCCGCGATGCCTGGCCCGAGGATGCGGCACACCTGCGCGGCGGTGAACTGCTGGGTCTGTAAAAACTGGGACTCCTCTGGCGCCACCTGGAACTGCTGCAATTTCATGCCCGAGCCGAGCACCGCCGGCACCCTGGAGCCGGTCAGCGTGTCCAGCAAGCGGGCCTTCACCGCGTTGGCCGTCGGGGCGTCCACCGGCTGATCGGTGGTCAGCACCTGTGACGGGTGCGCACCCTCGGCGAACCACTGGCGGCCGAAGCGTTCCGCGGCGATCGCCAGACCGAACGCGGACGCGTGCCGCTCGATCGGGGACTGTCCCATCAACCGGCCCGGCACCGGCCAGCGCCGGTAGTGGACGATCTCGGACGACGCCACGCGTTTACCGCCGATGTGCCACCAGCGGCGCACACCCTCGGTGCGCACCTCCACCGACATCGGGTCGACCACATCGACCACCGCCGGGGCCTGGTTGCCGTCGCGGGACACCACGTGCAGCACCACGTTGCCGTGGTACGCCGCCGATCCCATCCACAGCTTGAGCCAGTCCTCCAGGCCGTACCCCTCCCCCGACGGGTCCTCCAGCCACTGCGGGCGGGCCGCCGGGCGCTGGGTGCGGCCCCGGCCCGTGTACACCTCCAGCGGCAGCGACGCGACCACCGTGGACAGCAGGTTCGCGGCGGCCGCGTAGGCCACCACTTGCTGCGCCGACGACGCGCCCACCGGGTCGGCGAACGTGCCGGCGGCGGGGCGCACCGGGATCAGGTCGGACACGCTGGACCGCTGCTCGGTGCGGGGGCGCCGGAAGATGCTCACGTGTCGAACCTCCACGACGCCAGCAGGAACAACCCCCCGGCGACGATCAGCGCCACGGGCCAGAACACGAACGCCACACCGGCCACGATCAGGGCGGCGCCCACCACATCCAGAACAGTGCTCAACGGGTCCACCCCTCTCAGAAGATCTGCGATGCCAGGTCGATCACCGGGGCGCGGGTCGCCTGCCAGTGGGCCAGGGTCGCGGCCACCACCGGGCAGATGTCCCCGCCGGCGCGGCGCAACGCCCACGCGTCACCCACCGGGCGCCGCCGTGCCGCAGCCATCCCGGCACTCAGCCCGTCGTGCGGGCGGATGCTCACCGAGCGTTCAGCCAGCGCCTGGGCGAACCCGCCGCACGCCGCGGTCATGTCCCGCGTCGTCACGGTCACCACGTCCACGCCGGGCTGCGCCTGCCACTGCGGGACCAGCCCGCCGACCGGCCCGGCCGGGTCCACCACGACCGCCGCCCGGTGCTCGCGGGCCAGTCGCAGCACCTCCGCAGACAGCCAGTCCATCCCCTGCCGGTGCGCCACCACCTCCACGGCGGTGCCGTCGCCGGCCACGACCGCCGCCGACGTCCCACCCGGTGCGGCATCCACCCCGAACACGATCCGGCCGTCCGGTGCGGCGCCGGGATCGGTGCACGCTGCGAACGCCTCCACGTCGAACGCCGACGCGGCCACCGCCTGGTCCCACACGCCGAGCCGCTCGCGGGCGAACCCAGACTCGCTCATCATCGCCCGTTCGTCGGCCACCGCCCGCCGGGAGATCCGGTAGCCGTAGGCCGGGTTCGCGAACGCCCACGCCGCCTCGTCGTCCGGGTCGAACCCGGCATGGTCCACCGACCACTCCAGATACGCGAACCGCTCGGAGTCGCCGTCCAGTGCCCGCTGCCGGATGCGCCTCAGCGTCACCGAATCGGCCACTCCCGCACTGGACGTGAACACCAGCTGCGCGTTCGGCCGCGCCGACAGCGTCGGCATCATCGACTCAAGGTGGGCATCGGGAAGGTCGTACGCCTCGTCCATCACCTGCCGGTCGGCGGTGAACCCGCGGCCACCCCCGCCGGTGCGGGCCATGAACTTCAGCCGCGACCCGGACAGCAGGGTGATGCCCTCCTTGCCGTGAGCGCTGGACACCCGTTTCACCCGTTTGCGCAGGAAGTCGGCGTTGTCCACGTAGTGCAGGACCCTGGCGAACGCCTCCTGTGATGTGGAGAACAGATGCGCGCTATGGATGATCAACGGGATGCCCCACAGGAACAACCAGCCCAGCTCCAGGGCGATCAGAACCTCGCCCTTGCCGTTCTGCCTGGGCACGATCAGCCCGGCGATGGACGCCGCCGGCCCGCCGTCGGAACCCTCGGCGAGGATCACGTCCAGGCACGTGCGCTGCCACGGGTCCAGCACCAGCCCGGCCGCTTCGCACAGGCCCACGACCTCCGCGGCGGCCGACGACACCGCCCCATCGGGCCGGATCAGCAGCCGCGGCGACTGGTTGCCGACCAGCGGCTCAACCGCTTCGACGGCGCTCACGCTGCGCTGCCAGTTCGTCCAGCGGGTCGGCCTCGGCCAGCACCGCGCCCGAGCGGATCTGCTCCATGACCAGCCGCAGTTCGCGGGCCACCGGGGCGACCTCGCGGGTTCCTGATGCGCCGTCGATCAGCGACGCCAGCCGTTGCGCGGTGCGCCCGTACACCGTCGTGGTCTGACCCAGTCCGCGAAG